GGTAAAGTGTATGGAACTAGCTTTAATGGATATCTTGACGAAATTATGATATCCAGAGAAGCAAAATACATACAAAATTTCGACTCGACGCCCGACCAATTAAACACGTTAATGAAGCATGGTTTTTCTACACTGCTTTATGTCAGGGGGAATGATCGAGCTAATGATTCAACCGACATTTTTGACCATACAGAGACCACTGTAGATTCTTCTTTTAAGTTTGATGAAGATAGTGAGTTTGACCAAGCAGAGCTTCAGTGGACAGACAACCCAGCCTGGATACTTTATGACCTGATAACAAATAAAAGATACGGCTTAGGCAAATACAATCTTAAGGCTCATTCTGTCGACAAGTGGAACCTATATGAAATCGCAAAATATTGCGACGAAAAAGTTAAAACGGGTTTTGACCCAAAATATAAAGCTAAGGAATTTCAAGTGGTTTATCTCGAGGGCCCGCCTCAAGAGGCGACTCTAATGAGTTATTCTATAGCTCAAGGAGCAGGGCAAACGCACATTTTAATAGGCAATCCTAATTCTGCATCTTCATTATTTTCAAATCAAAAAGAGTTTGAAAAACAGTTTCCAGAATTTTCAACAATTGCGCTTTATGATCTAAATGATGGGGGTGCTCCAGTGCACAGAAGAATTAAGTATTTAAGGCAAGGGAGTAGCGCTGCCAACAGTAATAGCCAAACTCAAAATGAAAAATATATTTCCTCTGATTTAAACGAAAGACTTATTAGCTATCAGGCAGCGAGTAAAGACGCAGCAGGATACGCAATAGTCGAAATACAAAGACTAGTTTCAACAGAAGAAGCGATAAGGCTCCAGCCAGGGATAGCGAACTGGATTAAGTCCAAGAAATCCTCCGTCACAAACATTAAAAACAAAGCCGAGCAGGCTGCTAGGGAAAAACAATTGATATTTCATTACATGGATGATCCATCAAATGCTGGAAGCAAAGTATCAAAAGCTTTTAATGTCGGATCTGCCATAAACCCTAACTCTCTTAGCGGGAGAGCTTCTACAGAATTTTACGGAAATTTTGATATCTTAGAGCCAAGATTTTCGGCAAATCTTTATATTACGTCTGAAGTAGACGCTTACAAACTGCTAAATGATATAGCTTCTATTTTTAGGGGCATTACTTATTTTGCTAATGGGAAAATATTTGCTTATTTTGACAAAAAAAGAGATGCGGTTTTAAACTTCACAAACGCGAACGTAAAAGATGGAAATTTTGTTTATGCTGGATCTGCAAAAGCTTCAAGATTTACAACTTGCATGGTGAGGTATGTTGATAAATATGAACAATATAAACCTAAGGTTGAATATATAGAGGATCCTGATGGAATAGTAAAATACGGAATCATAGAAAAAGAATTAGTCGCTTTTGGCTGCGCTTCAAGATCCCAGGCAAAAAGATTAGGTCGATGGTTTTTATATTCATCTCAGTACGAAACAGAATCGGTAGAATTTTCTGCTGGAAAAGAAAGTGCGTATTTAAGACCTGGGGACGTTATTAATGTCATAGACAAGACTCGTACGCAAAAAAGGTTCGGAGGCAGGATCGTTGATTTCGTAAGTGGAGAGCAAAAAGTAAAAGTTGATTTAAATTTATCAAAAGACTATATTGGGGAAAATATACATATTACAATCGTGGAAGATTTTGAGTTTTCAGACTCCTTGGACAAAAAGGTAGACAAGATTGTTTTGAGCGAAGATTCAGAGTTATTACAAAAAACAGTTAGTGACGAAGATATATCTAACGTTCGCAAATCACAAGTCAGAAAATACAAAATAAAAGACGTTGAGGTGGACAATTCTCAGGTTCCAGCGGAAAACAGGATTGTCGAGCTTGAGTCGATCGATGGAGGCCCCGTTCAGGACTTTGGTAAGATTCAGATAGGTTCAATTTTTATACTAAACCAAAAAAATACAGATGTCAAGGTGCAGGAAAATCTATTTAAGGTTGTAAATATATCCGAGATTAATGACTTAGAGTATAAAATCCAAGGCCTGCAATACATTGAATCAAAATTTGATTTATCCGACAATAAAATAAATCAAAAACTAAACATTAAATATACAAAATCTCCAATTGAGTACTCTAGGCCCGCAAAGCCGATTGGAGTGCCTCGTATTTCCGTTATTCCCCTAAATAAAGGATTAGAGAGAGAGTTAACCGTTTCATGGGAATCTATAACTCCAGCTCCTGAAAAATATAAAATAGTTATCACTTTGCAGGGCGGAGCGAGTTCGCCTAATAGTTCCAGCAAGAGCTACGGCAAAAAATATGTTTTAGAGAAGGCTGCAAAAAACTCATCGCTAGAAATCGTTGACACTTCGGTAAGTGTAAACATTGGAGATTATACTGGAGAAATAGATGTTTCTATTTATTCGGTAGATTCTGAAGGAAACTTGGATTTAATTTACTACTAAAATGCCCATTAAAGGAAATTTCTATTTACCTCCTGTCGACTACTACGCGGTAACTGGCAGAAAGTGGCAGATTACTGGCTTTAAAATCCCTTCGGCTCATCCAGATTCAATATTTATTGATCATTCTACTGGGATGGCTCATAATTTATTTTCTGGCGCAATTGAAGGCGGTAGTGGGTATTACACAACTGGCGCTACTGGAATATATTCCGCAAGCGGGCAATATGATAGTAAAAATTTAACTGTTTCCTGGGACGTTGTTAATCCTGCTACTAATGTAATAGAGCCTGATTCCGCTTTACTTGGTCGTTATTTAGAAGGGTTTGAGGTAAATTTTTACGATGAAACTGGAAAGTTTTATACAGGGATAAATTTTGTAGACAACGGAAGTATAACAAAAGTAGATCTTTTGGCTGGTGGTTCTGGTTACTTAAATCCAACAGTAATAGTTACTGGTGCACGTATTGATGGAGGATGGGACGCTCCATCTGGTACTGGGGCATATATCGAAGTTAAAACATTAGGCAGCGGCCTGCATAAAAGCGGGGATATCTTTTCTATGCCTGAAAGTGGGTTGGGATATTTATCTGGAATATACCATGTTAATGTTATTTCTGGTGGCAGCGGCTATACTCAAGATAGTGTTTTATTGATTACGGGCAGCGGCGACAGCTTGACTGAGCCAGGCATGGGGTCTGGGGCAGATTTAAGAATCAATAACATCGGGCTAGGAAAGAGATACGGATACTCTTCCTCAAGTCAAATAACCATTCCCCATATTGTAAATAGAGAAATCTTTGGCGGCGCGGTAAAAAGAAAATATCAAGTCGAGGTTATTGCCGTTGATTATTACAATCAAAGAAGTACTGGTCGGTTAATGGTTGACTTCCCGAAGCCTAAAATAGGAAATGTTGAATTAGTTGGCGTATCGGACGGTATTTCGTTTAAAGTTAACCCTCCAACAAAAACCTTTCAGGGTAAAAAGTTTGAAAATATAAGTTTACAAGATATTGCTATATACAGAGATGAGGTTCAAGATTTTGAAATAAAAAATGAAATAGGAGATAGTAATTACTTAACAAACCACCGCCTTAAAGACGTAATAGAGGGAAGTAAGTTGTCGAGCCTTGGGCAAATCAACATTGGCTCAGACTTTTTTACAGCAGATGATGCTTTTCGCGGTTATTATTATAAGTTCCTTCCAGTGGATAATTTTGGTACTGGGGATCCTGTTTCATATTCAACAGGCATTAGAGTTAATGCTGCTCTTTCGGTTCCAGATACTCCTTCTGGGTTTAAGTTAGTCGTTGATAGCTCAAAAACGATTGGCACCAATATCGAGGGACAAACAATTACTAATACATACCTTACCTGGAAAAAGGACAGGTTGTTTTCTTCAAGGGACTATGAGATTGTGCTTGATGACGATGTAGAAAAAGAATCTCATATTCTTACGTGCACTGCTCCAGGAATATCTGGGATAGACTTCATGATGAGTGGAATGGGGGCAAATGAGGCGGCTATTGATCAGGAAACTTTTATCCCTCTTTCTCCTTTGGCATTTCCCAGAAAAATGTTTGACATTTTTTCTCCGTATGGAGCGGCAGGATTATCATGGGTAGATCACACAATTATTTTAGATGAGAAATATTTGCCAAAATTTGGAAATTCTTTTAATAATACAAAAAAAATAACCGTTGCCGCAGGAAACACCACAAGTGGATATCTTTATTTTTCTGGAAATAATGGATACACAACTACTTATGTTGCAGATAATAGGCTACTGGAGGATCAAGAGGTCGCCCTTGTTGCTAGAAACATAAATAACGAAGTTCTGGTTGAATATGAACCTCGCGTTAAAATCTCAACACAAAAAGACGGCAAGTACTCTATTAAAGTGAGAGCATTTACTGCTGATGACGTCTCTTCAATTTATAGTGAGAAGGTGATCTTTACTGCAAGTGGCGACTCTAGCCACTTTGCTTTTGTTCCAGGAACCTCGCAATTAAGATTGGGCGGCACTGGTGATATTACGGTTAGTGGAAATTTCGCCACGACCGTTGGTGGCTCTGGGATTGTTGCTGTTGGAGACGGAATTGTTGTTGTTGGTGGTATAGATAACCGCGCAACAGGGGAAGCGGCTGCGCTTGTGGGTGGCTCTGGTAATAGATTAATAGGAAACACTGGAGATCCACAAGAAGGACATTTTCTTGGTGGTGGAGCATTAAACACTGGTTCTGGACAATACACTGCAATTGTTGGGGGATTCAGAAACAGTGCACAAGGCCATGCTTCGTTTCTTGGGGGCGGCACGAGAAATTACATCCCACACGACGTATTAGGGAACAACGCAAGTACTGCAACTTCGTATTCTTTGATAGGTGGCGGATTCGACAATACTGTCAGTGGTGTTGCTTCAATTATAGTCGGTGGTAGTGCAAATAAAATTGGAACAAACGCGGCAATTGGCGAAATAACTGCAACTAGGTTTGTTACTGACGGTCTTAACGATTCATCTTATTCTATTATAGCTGGAGGTCAAAATAATGAAGTATATGCGCCAAATTCTTTTATTGGCGGCGGCTTAAGCAATATTATTTTTGGAGCGGAGTTTGCTGACAAAGCTAATATTCTTGGTGGTTCATACAATATTATTAGCGGTATTTCTGAGGGCGTCGGAAGCGCAATACTTGCAGGAACACGAAACAAACTTATTGATGCTGGTACAGCGTTGGCTGGTGGAGCTTATTCTTCTGGTACCGCAAATTATACATTGGCGTTGGGTACGAGATCTTGGGCTGCGCATAAAGGGGCTTTTGTTCTTTCTGATTCTTTGACTCCTTCAGCCGAGGCCGACGGAACAGTCGCGAAGAAAAGTCATGGAGAAGATACTTTAAATTTATTTTTTGAAAACGGCGCTTATTTAAGAAATGGCTCATTGCATATTTCTGGGGATTTATTCGTCAGTGGTGCGGCTAGTTTTGCTGGAGGGGGAGCTGCGATTGATGGCGTTGGAGCGGCTGGATATGTTGCAAGCTGGACAGATACAAACACAATACAAACAGGCGGGCTTTATAATCTAGCTGGTGGAAACGTGGGTATTGGAGTGATTACTCCACAGGCCACTCTTCAAGTTAACGGGGACGTTTCTATATCAGGAGAATTAAAAACCAGTGGCAATCTCGTCGTTTACCGAGACAACGGATTGTTGGCAACTGATACTGTTTTCGAGGTCGAGCCAAACAACAACCGTATCCGTCTAAGAGATCATACTTACGTTTCTGGGA